GACAGGTCAGAGATTTGCTATGGTCTGAGATAACAAGCAAGTACAATAAGGTTTCGCATATCATAGGCGGACGTGGTCTGTTAATGCGGATAGAGATAAACGCCGACTGGTTCGCCGTGGGGTTCAAATCGGAAGACTATGACCCGAACACTTTTCAAGGCTATCACTCGAAGACGGGACACACGCTTGTCATATTCGATGAGGCGTGCGGTATCCCGAAGGCTATATGGGAGGCGGCGATAAGCATAGCGGATAAATGGGTAGTTGCTGGGAATAGACTTGACCCCCTATCGCCTTTTGAGAAGTGTTTCGTTTCCCCTCTGTGGAATCCTATAGTTATATCGTCTCTTGAATCCCCGAATATAACAGGTGAAATGGATATCATGGGACTTGCGACGAAGATGAACATAGAGAACTGGAAAGAGCAGTATGGGGAAGGCTCGCCGCTGTATAAGGCTCATGTATTGGGACAATGCCCGCATGAGGGACTTGACACGGTCATTCCCTTGTCATACTTAGAGAATATCAGAAAACGCAGGGAAGACATCAAACCAGAGCCGCCATTATACGGAGGATTAGACGTTGCGGCGTCAGGGGCGGATTTGATCATTCTACAAATAATAGACAAAAAGGGGCAACACATAGAACGTCATCAATGGGCTAAGGCGAAGACGACGGAGACAGAAGGAAGAGCTAAGAAGATAGTTCGTGAAAGGAAGTTAAAACGAATGGTAGTCGATGCGGACGGTCTCGGACTCGGAGTCTATCAAGGTTTAGCTGACGATTTGGGAGATAGAATCATTCCACTTCACGGAGCAGGAAAACCATTATCAGATGAATATAATAACAAACGAACAGAAATTTGGAATTGGGTAGCGAAAGACATAGAGAACGAAGAGATAATAGCAATCCAGGATATTGGATATCTATTCGCTGATTTAAGTGGAATTAAACAAAAGGTGAATAGAAGAGGAAAATTACAGTTGGAATCTAAAGATGAATACAAGAAAAGATTGAAACATTCACCAGATGATGGAGATGCGTTCGTTGAGGCTAATATGGCACGAAAAGGATTATATGAGAAACTTCAATTCAGCGTGGTATAATTATGCTTGAGACGATAAAGACAGGATTAAGGAAATTTCTTGTCAATCGGCTTTTCAGCGATATGGAAGAGAAAGGAAGCGGTTCTTATTCCTATTGGCAAAACGTACTTTGGGGACGATTCGAGAAGGTCAAGGAAGGAGACCAGCAATCTATGGTCGACGCAGTTCTCGGATGGGTTTATGCTTGTGTAAATATTCTTGCGATAAACGTCGCCAAGACGCCGTTCAAGCTATACAAAAGAACGCCGAAAGAAGATGTACTTGTCGATAATCATATCTTCTATAATCTGATAGAAAATCCCAATGAGTTCATGATAGGATGGGAACTATGGTACTTGCTACAGGCTTTCATGGATTCGACGGGAGACGGATATATCTATCACCCTCTAACGGGAGCGAAGAGACCAGGAGCGTTATATATCCTTCCGTCAAATACGGTACAGATGAGAATCGAAAACGGTATATTCTATTACGATTATACGACTACGAATGGAATCAAGACATTCACAAGGGACGAGGTGCTTCATTTCAAATATCCGAGTGTTGCGAATATATACAGGGGACTAGGTCCATTAGAGGCTGCAAGAATGGCAACTAATCTTGATGCTTATATGTCTCAGTATCAGCTGAGTCTTTTGGCGAATCGTGCGAGACCCGATATGCTATTGAAGACCGACCAAGACATAAGTAAGAAGGAAAGACGGAGGGCGGGAAAGGAATGGAAGAAGCTATACGGCGGAGCGGATAAGGCAGGTGGAGTCGCGGTATTAGGAAAGGGACTCGATGCCGTGCCTATCTCATTAAGTCCCGAAGACTTGCAGTTCCTTAAAAGTCGTGAGTTCAACAAGGACGAGATATGCGAGATATTCAACGTGCCTCCATACAAGTTAGGGAAGGTTGAGAAGGTTAACATGGCAAATGCGCATGAACTTGAGCATTCGTTTCAGAAGGATACCATAACACCTCGATTGATACAGAGGGACGCATATCTGACCCATCTGGTGAAGATGTATGACTCACGGCTGGTCGTGAAATCGGACAATGTAGTTCCAAGAGATAAAGATTTCGATTTAAGACAGGAAGAGAGTGATTTAAAGAACGCCGTTAGAGTAGTCAATGATGTTCGGAAGAAAAGGGGATTAGACCCCGTTCCTTGGGGAGACAAGCCTTGGATACCATTCAATCTTGTTCAAGCAGGTATTGCGATAGCAGGAGGAAAGACAGAACCAAAGAAGAATATTAAATCGAATTTAATAAAGACTAATCATAAATATTTTTTAACTAAAAGTCATAAGGAATTCCATGAGACTTATTGGAAGGTCTACGTCCGCAAGACGATAAATGAGGAACGATTGATGATAGCCAGACTCAGACCATACTTCGAGGAGCAACTAAGGCTCGTTCTTCGGAATCTCAAAAAGTTTGGCAAGACTATTAAGTTGGATATAAGTTTTATCCTGTTCTCAATGGGCGAGTGGAATAAGAAGCTGGATGGTATCATGTCACCGCTCATCAGGGCGTCGGTCATTAGCGGTGGTGAGTCATTGATAGAGGACTTTGGTCTCGGGATAGACTTCGATATAGCATCTCCGTTTGTCGGAGACTTCTTCGACATGAGGGAGGCTAAGATAAATCATATCAATCGAGATACGTATGACAAGCTGACAAAGACGTTAGAGGAAGGAATAACTGAGGGGGAGAGCATAGCCAAACTATCGAAGAGGATAGAGAGTGTCTATGACGATGCGAAGGGATATAGGTCGAAGCTGATAGCTCGGACAGAGACGAACACGGCGAACAACTTCGGACACATGGCGGCGATGCAACAGGCGGGGATAGAGAAGAAAGAATGGGTAACCGCGAACGATGAGGATGTCAGAGACACTCACACAATGAATCAGACTCAGGGATGTATTGGATTGCATAATGAATTTTATGGGACAAGTGAGCAATATCCTGGAGAGCCTAATTGCAGATGTGCGGTGATACCGTGTCTGGAGGCGTTGGAATGAAAAACCACGAATGTGAAAAATGGATATGTGAAGAATGTGGAATGATTATCGAGGAGTGCGATTGTGAGAATAACAACAAGAAAATATTTTATGATGTATGTGGAAATTGTGCAGAGGCGTTGGAATGAAAAAAAAGATATCAATAATACTTGATTTATTTATATGTACGATAAAAGCAGAATTATATATGTTATATCACGTCGGTACTAACTATAATTTTTTTGGTTGTACTTTGAGTTTACCTATGTATTGGAGAGGGATAAATAGATGATTGATAGATATGCGCTTATAGGATTCATGTATAAGACAAAGCGATTGACAGTCCTTGCGACCTCGGATGACAAGGAAACATTGACGGCGATACAAGACTTGATTCTACAACATAATGACGGATGCTCGGCAAAGAAAAGTCATGCGATAGATATTCTCAAGAAATATGGAGTCGAAACCGAGGGATTGAAGCAAGTGACAAAGACTATAATCGTTCAGTGGACGCAGATAGGACAGGCGAAGTGAAGGTAAAACTTAGCAGTGATTAATTTACTGAAACAAACAGAAGAATTGAAAAAGTTAAAGGAGAAATGAATGTGGTATGAGAATCAACTTAATATTTTAATTAATTTATCAACGTTTAGCAGTATTTGGGTAGATACAGAATTAATACGAATATGCGGTTTCTCTAGTGGTATTGAAAGTAGAAATATTTTTATTATAGAATCATTCGGTTCTATAGAAGAAACATTTGAGTTTTATAAAATGTTGAAATGTGTTATAGCGGGAGTATTCAGAAGTAGCAATGATGGCAGATGGATTCCTCGATATTGTACGAACTATAAACGTGTCATAGAAGATTATAATAGACTTAAAAAATGGATAAAGGAAGATTTAGAAAGAGAAGACGATAAAAAAGTATTGGATGACCATTTATTTTATAAGCACTTTAAGGAGGCATAAATGAGGAATAAAATATTATTTGTATTCTTATTGTTCATAGTATTCATAGGAGCGGGGAAATATCTCACCACTCAGCAGGTATTAAACAACGTACTTGTAAGAGGAGGGACTGCCATTAACGGGAATTATACGACGGAACAGATATTCAACATGACGCATAATGTGAATGACTATGCCTTGAATGTATGGGTGGACACTCTGGATTATCTTGTCGTTAAAGATAGTTTAAAGGCGAGTTCGGGAATATGGTGGTATTGTAAGTATATCGATGCTCTCAATGTTTCTCCAGGTACTTCTGGTGCGACATGGACAGCTCCAGGAGTCAATACACTGGGAGGTTATCGACTTGACGCTTCGACTGAATATTTGTATTTCGAGGGGAATGTTTGTAACAACTGGATAGGTGCAAGCGATTTGGAAGTTGTGGTATTTTGGGAATTGAATGTCGCTTCTGTATCTGCTACGGATACCGTCGAACTCGACTTACTTTGCTGGTACAAGGGAGTTGCGGAAGATACAACGAAATATCAATCATTTTGAATTATTGTTATTTGACACCCACACCACAAGTTAAAAACTATTAAGGAGGATATATGAAAAGACTAGTTTTATTTGTTTTGATTGCGGGATTTTTCACTGTCGGTTGGAGATGGACGTACACGGGACATACTTGGAATCTTCGACCGTTGACGGTAACGAGTGAGACTCAATATTGGGTTGTATCCGATAGTGATACGGTATGGACAGAGCATCCTGCGGACAGAGCGATTGATTCGCTGTTCGTTATCGGAGGAGTCGAGAGAGGGGTAACGCTTGAATTGTTCTTTTGTCCTTACGGGGACTCGGCAAGAGTCGCTCTGTTTTGGCATTACGGGAATAATCCCTATTTATTGCTCGTCGATACTATAGTCGATACATCTTTGGCTTCTCTTGACACGTTGCACGAATGCTATTACATGACGCACTATCAGGTCAAGTGGGGTTCGGTTCTGTTCGGGGATTCGATAGACCCGACGGCTGGTGACAGCGTGAGATATTGGCTTACTGAGTATGACCAATAAGGAGGTGAACATGAAAGATATACAATACAGACGTTTCGATGGGGATAATTGCAAGACAGTTGAATCGGAAAACGAAGATAGAACTATGGTGTTCACCATCTCCGATGAAACAGTTGACAGATATAAAGAAATCATGAAGGCAGACGGCTGTCAACTTGAGGAATATCGAAAGAATCCAGTTGTTCTCTGGGCACATAATCATACCATGCTTCCAGTTGGAAAATCCTTGTGGGTTAAGAAGGAGAAGAATTCTATTAAAGCAAAAGTACAATTCCATGATAATGCTTTCGCTAATATGGTTTTGGATATGTATAAAGGTGGATTCATGAACGGTGCATCTGTTGGATTCATACCTCTTGCAACGAAAGATGTTAGTGAAGATAGTTCGACATCTGCAAGTACAATCATCGAGAAATGGGAATTATTAGAATGGAGTACCGTCCCGATAGGTGCGAACCCGAATTCTTTGGCTGAGGCAAGAGATGCAGGGATAGATATTCCAGAGATGGCAATAAAGGACTTTGAGAATTGGAATAAGAAGCAAGAGGAGTTCTGCAAGAAGTACTTCGAGACCGCGTTGCCTATTGACACTTGCAAAGAATGTGAGGTTATCGAACAAAATAATGAATGGAACAGTCGAACAATTACAGGAAAGAATCTTACTGATGAAGTTATAGATATTTTCGATGAAGAGGCTAAAATACTCCTTGAGGAGAAGCCTTTCGAGAACGAACATTCATGCAGGCTTGAAGACCCGAAACAGTTTGATAAGTTCGCAAGGAAAAACTGTGAGCAGAAGCATGATGATAAGTGTATTGATGTCATTTATGGAATCAAGAAAAACAAGTCGAAGATTCAGGCGTTGAGGTATCCCAAGAAGATATGGACTGAGGCGAGTGCGAAATCTCACTGCAAGAGTAAAGAGGGAAGTTTCGAGGCGGCAAAGAAGGAAGTAGAAAATAAAGATAAAATAAAAACAGCACTCATTAAATTATTTGGAGTAGACGATGCTCTTGCTATTTTGAATGGAGAATTCGATTTAATAGAATGTTTGGAAGGATTAGGGATAACGCTTGCATCTTATGCTTN